AGTAAACTTGGATGCAACGGTCTGGGCGTAATGAACAATCAATAGTTGCTAAATCATCTCTTGAATAATCTAATGCGCCAAAGTCTAATCCTGAAATAAATGTACCTTCTAGAATCCATTTTTCTACCACAACTCCCGTCGGATCAAGCATTTCCAAATCTATATTTTTCTTATATCCAGCACTATACCCCATTCTCCCTGTAGTTGATTCAGCATGTAAACGAAACCATTCCATTAGTGCTTGAGAGGCTGATGGTCCAATTGGATCTCTGAATGTTACTTTTATCTCTTCCCAATTAAAACGTCCAGCAACCCAAGTTGATGTGTTTAAAAATTGAATTTCAGTTGTATTAATTTTAACTTTAGGTCTAGATGCTGATGTAACATACCATTCATTTATTCCTAATGATGAAGGGAATCTAACTATAAATCTATTTTGCCTTTTTGGTTCATACGTGAAAGGCATTTTCATAAGCAAGTCTGCCATAATTATCTATTTTTGTTTTAAATAAATATCAGCATAAATGAAAAATAAAAAAAAATGTTAATATATTTGTTTTTTTAAAAAATTTTTTATATTTTATTCTTAATTATTATTCTTAATTATTATTCTTAATTATTATTCTTAATTATTATTCTTAATATTATTCTTAATATTATTCTTAAAGATATTCTTAAAGATATTCTTAAAGTATATTCTTAAAGTATATTCTTAATATTATTCTTAATATTATTCTTAATATTATTCTTAATATATATTCTTAAAGTATATTCTTAATATTATTCTTAATATTATTCTTAATATATATTCTTAAAGTATATTCTTAAAGTATTATTCTTAAAAACAAAAAAAGTTAGTAAATTAATACCAACTTTTTTTCATATTAAATTTCTGATTGATAATCTATTTAATTCTCATTTACTATTAAAAATTCAGTAAATGAATATGCATCTTTGATAGTGATTTTAAACAGTCATTTCAAATTTCATACAACCACAATCCCATATTCTATCATATCCTTTTTCTTGCATTATTTCCCATTCAGTTTTTTCAATAGAAAAACCTTCTTTTAATAAAACATCTTTTCTAAATCCAAATCTATGTCGTCTATGAATAAAATCATTTGTTTTAACATACCAATAATTGGGAGGGGTGTTATGTATAAAATTAAACCCATTTTTGTTATAAACAGTATTATTTGGATTTATTCCAGACCATCTGATATCAGCATAAGTTATTATTTTATGTGGTTTATAAACGGTTTTAAAATATACTAATAATTTTGAAAATCCTCCAATAACATTTATATCTATTTTATTACAAAATCTAAGTAATTCATACTCATCAATGATATTTTGTGTACCCAATGCTTTTCGTTTCTTTCCAAAAGTCATTATAGATACTAAATTATTTTCATAATATAATCCAATACGTATTTTATCTATTGATGAGCTTTGTAGATGATTATTATTTAAAAATAAATCACTTTCTTTTTTTGGTACTTCTTTTATTATACATTTTCTAGCATATATTTTTTCATCTATTATTCCAAGGATGTTTTTTATTCTTGATTCAACAATATGTGGTTTTAAAACTATTTCATCTTCAAATATATGTATTAATTTTATTTCTTTATTTTGTGATAATTTGGTTTTATTGATGTGATATGTTCTATTTTTATCACCATGATTTTCCGAATGATAATAATTTCCATTTAATTCAAATCCAATATGTTGTTCTTCCAATAAATAATCAATTTCCTTACCATTTAAAATTTTTCTATCATTTTTTTTATATTTTTCTATATTATTATCAATAATATTTTCTAAAAATTTATTTAATGAATTATCCGATGATAATGGCTCACATTTTCTACATTTTACATCATATTCTCTAAAAGCTTGTGTATATGTGAATTCATGTCCGCATTTATTGCATTTAATAACAGCATAATCATCATTAATATAATCTAATAATGTAAAATTTCGTTTTTCTACTCTACGTTTAGCAGACTCATATCTTTGTTTATAAATTTTTTCTTTATATTCATCAGTTTGAACATAAAATTTTCCGTTATATTTATTTTTTTGTGCTTCCTTTATTTTATTTTTATTCTCATTATCTTGCATCCAAAAATATACACCATAATTTTTAAAATGTGTTTCTTTTGATTTATTTAATATATCACTATTTTTTAAATGAAAGCCATTATATTTTTCATTTACTGTTGATAAAAACTTTATTCTATTATTATAATTTTTATCACCATATTTTGTTAATTTGGTTTCATTACGTTTTTCTACAATATCTTGTTTCTTTTCATCTGAAATGTTATGTATTGAATTAAAAAATTTTTCACGTATTTCGGGAACTTCCATATGGTTAGTAGTACCATATTTTGTTATTTTGGTTTTTTTAGATTTTTCTTTGAATTCATCTGTACATAAATAATGCACACCATTATTGTTATTTATTGATGATTCGTTTGATTTTTGACATCTTTCTTTTGCATTGATTTTATTCCATTTTTTCCTACATTCATCAGAGCAAAGTTTGTTTTCTAATTTTTTTCTAACTTCAAATGTTTTCCCGCAATTTAAACATTCCCTAGTTTCATATAATTCTGTTTGTTTTGGTTTTCCTGTTATACCTGCTTCAATATAACATTTCCTATTACAATATTTTTTGTTTCGTTGTTTAAATGGAATTGTAAATTCTTCTTTACAATGTTCACAAGTTTTAATGATATTCATATTTTCTATTTTTATATAAATATAAGGAAAAATAAAATTAAAACCAACACGATCTATAAAAATAAAAATGCCAGATATTTTTTTTATCTGGCATTTAAATTATTAATTTACAATCATTAAACGTTTTCAAATGAAGCGCCAGTTGGGGTTACAATAAATTCAAGTTCCACATATTCCAAACTTCTGGTGGGTTTGATATAAATTTTACCTCTCAAAGTAAGTGCGTCATAATCTTCAGGATCATTTGAAACCACTAATCTAAAATCATATAATCCTCTTTCTTTCTTAATTGACTCAAGAATTGGGTTAACTAATCTAGTAAATTCGTTTCTTACTTGTTCATCATTTTGTTCAAATAATAGTCTAACAGCTACCGCTGATATCAATTTTCTTGCTCTTAATAATAATCTTCTTACATTTAATCTATCCAATGCAGATTCTCTAATTTGTAATGTTTTATTACCAAAAATAATAGTTCCAGTATCACTAAAAGTTGCTATTGGGTTTATTCTGTTTTTATATAAAGTATCACGTTCATCCAATGTAAGTTTTTTACTTGCTTTTATAGATGAAACCAAACCTCTTGTATAACCTGCAATTGCAAACCAAGGATATGAAGTATTATCAGTCAATGCTGCATTTCTAACTACTTCTGCAGTAGGTGGAATATAAAGCTGTGCTGAATTTTCATTATCTCTTACCTGTATCCAAGGCCAATACGTAGCACTATAGTTACTATCAAGATTAGAAGCGTCAAGATTTTCAGTAATTTCTTCAGCTGTAGGTACATTTGGTGAATTTATGATATAAATACTGTCTGCTCTATCATTTTCAATCATATCAATTGTATTTGTTACCAATGAATTATGATTATAAAAGTCAATACCTGGCGTAGCAAATATATTTATATCAACTGCTTCTGGATTTGCAAATGTTTCAATAGCTGTCCAATATGCATAATAGTCCGAATTTCCAGCTGTTACTGAAAATACACCATTATTTTCTGTGTTTCCTGAAATATATGTTTTTTTACCAAAAACAAATTCATCTCTATTTGTTCTTCTTTGTCTGTAAATATCCCAACCATCAAAACCACCTGCAGGTGCAAATGTGAATTTTCTAAAGTTAATTGATTCTAGCATACCTTTATCAACACTACTTTCGAAATCGTAAGGTGTTGTTTCATATTCAAAACCAGTAATTGTATTACCAGTAATAGTTGCAGCATTAACTGACATGTGGAAACCAGGAGTTACTTTATCAGCATTTGCTCCTTTAAATTTAAACATATCAATATCATAGCCAACGGTTGATGACAATCCAAGTGTTTCTTTTTTGTATTTATCTGTTGATCCAGCTGTTAATGGTTCGCCAGTTCCAACAGTATATTTTCCAGTTTCATCTCCTGCAGTAAAATATTGTGTTTTATATTGAAGACTTCCTAATGTTTTTCCTGATATTGTATCAGTAACATATCCTTTAAAACCAGCTGGAACAGCGTCTACTGGATGTTCATCTGCCATTACTAAATAGATATATTTAGATCTAAGTTCATATTCACCATCTTCAGTTCCTATTTTCTTAGCAATATATCCATTCAAATCAGGGTTCATAGAACATCTACTGAATTTTTCTAATGCAACGACATTATCATCAGTATCATTAAAATCACGAACAACAACATCAAATTCTAAAGTATCAAGATCAATATTAACAATACTTATTTTTACTTGGTTATTTGCTGCATTACCATCAGAAACAGTTTTAACTTCGAATAGATCAAATACATTACCACCTCTTACTTCAGATACAACCATTGGTGATATAGGAGTAGTCCAAGAAGTTAAGAAATCTAATCCTTCATCAACATTATGATAAACTTCATCAAGACTAATGCCTCTAATTAATCCTTTAGCATATAATGTTTTAACCAGATTTGAATAAACTTCATGCACATATATAGGGCAATTTCTTTCGTTATTATCAAATACGCCTATTCCAAGAACTTTGGTTATGTATTTTGAACTTGTTGAATCTAGAGAACAAGTAAATGTTTTTGCGCCACTTGTTGCACCAGTAACATTAATTGTAAATTCACCTAATGGATTAGTTTCAACTGTTGTTGAATCAATTGTGAAAGCAGTATTACCAGTTAGTTGTAAAACTAAATTATTTAAACCAGAATATGACCCTCTCGATCTTAAAATTGCAACAGCAATATCACCATAATTATTTTCTCCTGCTTCTTCATATGTATATTTTGTAACAACAAATGTATCACCAGAATAAATGAATAAATATGCATGTAATCCGACTGCGTCTTCATAAAACACATTATACCAGTTTTGATTGGTATATTCACCAATTGGCCCAGTTATTGCATTACCAGTTAAACCAGCTGTATCACCAGTTGGTACTAAACCAATTGTAAACCAATCACCTTCTGTATAAGGGACATTTTCAATAATATCTTCTGGAATACTTAAACCAGATAATGCTGTTTTTCCAGACAATTCAGCGTATATTGTTGATCCAGTTGAACCACTTGCTGTAGGTTCAAATGTTGTTTCAACTTCTGTTGGAACTTCATTTGGATTAAATGTTATACCTGCTATTGTTTTTAAACCATATGACATTTCTGTTCTATAACCAGTAAGTCCTAATACTCTAGTAACAAACAATTGGTTAGATTCTTGAAGATATGATTTTGCAACGTATCCTAATTCATATTTAGGATTCCCATCACCATCTTTTTCAGGTGATGTTGTTCCGAAGAATGTTCTGAATTCATCGAAATTTTTAATTAATACAGGTTCAAAAGCAGGACCTTTTAAAGTTTCCCCTACTAAACCTAATGTTGATACCCCAACACTTTGAGCAACAAATGTTAAATCTGTCTCTTTTGTGTATATTCCAGGGCTAACGAATACTTTATTTGAATCTCCCATTTACTATAATTTTTTAAAATTTATCTTTTAGATAAATATCTTTATTTTTGCGTAAAGACGTTTTAAATAGGAAATTAATGTTATTAAACTTATTTTTTTTCGAATTGTTTATTGAAATTTTTATCTTGAATTACTTCATTTAAAATCAACACTCTACTTATGGCTGGTTTTACTTCAAATTCTTCACTATCAATCAATAATCCTTGAAGAATTATATTATATGTCTGAGAATAAAATCTACGTCCATCTAAATTATCAATAGGTGAATTATCAGAATTACTATCTAATATAATCGGCATATAATGACCTTTAATATAGGTATATGCTTGTCTGGATCTAAATTTTTGTAATATAATTCTGTTAAAATTATTTGAATCTCTTATATCATTACAAACAATTATAATTTCATAACTAATATCAATCGCAGTTGGTTGTGGAATTTTATATACATCTGCGCCAAATTGATTACCATCCCACGTTGTAACTGTTTGATAATGAATTTTATGAATATCTGGAATTGTTCGTTGTACTACTGGATGAGTACCAGGTTGTGCGTCAGGTTTTCTAACAACAGCAATAAAAGGTAATGTAATTGTTCCGTCAATATCAGTAAATGTCCAATTAACTGCAACTTCACCCCATCTTTGAACTGTTAATATTTTTTCAATAATTGGAATTATATTTCCGTTTGATACTACCTTAAAATTAGTTTTAGCAAAATTAAGCACGCCAAGATCTAAATCATCATGATATATCCCTTCAGGGAGATATGTATCTGATTTTGTTATATTGTCTAATAATTCTTGACGTCTATCAGTTAATATTCCTTGTTCATATACATTAATGTTATTTTTTCGTTTAGGATATGCCATTAGTTTTCTTTTATGAATCTCATTATTTCTTCAGGATCATATTCGAATAATTCTCCCATTCTTATTGTATCGCTTTTTGTTGCTTTAATTGAAAAATAACCATTATATTTTTCAGCTATTTTTACTAATTCTTTCGCTCTATCTTCATAACCATTTGTATAAACAACAAATATACCATGAGGGTTTGATGGAATTTTAATTGCTCGTAAGTCAAACATATTTATATACGTATCAAATATGCTTTCATATTTACCTTTTAAACGTATTGCACATAATCCTCTTTTTCCTTCAATTACTGTCATCAATGCGGACAAATCAGTATTTGCTTCATTTGGATGAATTGTTTCACTAAGTAATTTACGTATTTGTTCTTCTGATATTATAATTTTCATTATATTCCTCTAAATTCATTTTCTTGTGCTGGTACACAAGTTATTGATCTCCATGCTGGTTTATAACCAAAATGGCTATGCTTATTGTCTGAAACCACTCTTCCGTCATCCGATACTGTATAATATCTTATTTTAGTTTCGCTTTCAGCATAGCCAATATAATCACCTAATTTTATTTCGATATCTAATTCTTCTAAATGTTTAATATAAACATGCATTAACATATTTCCTGGTTCTAAATAACGAAGTAATCCGTTTTTATATGAGGAATTTTTTGGCCCAGCAATTTGAACTAAACAATTTACTTCAACAGGTGGTAAATATTTTATTTGGTCTTTACCTGCTTGTGCATATATGCTGTTATTATCAGTTGTATTTATATCGACACGATATACAGTAACTGTCATATTTACATCACCATGTAAATATTCTTTACCTAATTCCATATGAAGATTAAAATCATCTTCGGAAAAAAATTTTGAAATTCTTAATATTGGCGCGCTATTATCCATTAACAATAAATATTTCAATTTTTTAATATTTAATAATTAAATTATTTTTTGTATATTTTATCATGGGAATAGTAGAAATAGAAGCTAGAGAAATATTAGAAAATTATAATGGGTTTAATAACCAGATATTAGAATGGAAGTATAAATTGCTTACTATTAAGTCCTATAGATTAACACGATCACAAGCCACCTATGTTAAAAATTATCATAACGACAAACCAAAAGTAGCAAGAAAATATTTAAACCTCGCGACCAATTTTGCAGAAAAATTAAGAGAAGATAAAAACTATATACAAATTCCTCTTATGGTTTGGGTGGAAAAAATTTTATGTTCAACAGATAAAGCGTATCATATATGGGGTAAAGTTTTTGATAATGAAGATTTTCATGCATTTTGGCTTCCTAAATCTGCAATAATACCTGAAGAAAAAAAATTAAATAGGATAATCGATTATAGTAAATATGATGTTATAGTTAATGATGAACCAAGGTCAGTTTTACCACATCAACCATTGGCTATTGAAAAATTATTATGTAATGATCGTTTTATATTGGCAGATGATATGGGTTTGACAAAATGCCTGGTAATCAATACTTTAGTATATACACCAGAAGGGACAAAGCGGATTGGGGATGTACAAATTGGAGATAAAGTGATTGGAAGTGACGGTAAGCCATGTAATGTTACTGGTGTTTTTCCACAAGGAATTAAAAATATTTATAAAATAACATTTAATGATGGGTATGAAATTAAATGCTGTGGTGAACATTTATGGAAAGTTTTAAGTGCCAATTTTGGGAAAAATAGAAATAGTGACAGAAAAGAAAAAGAAATTGTTTTAACAACCGAACAATTATTAGATGAAAATTTAAAAATCAGGCATTTTGGTAATGGTTATAATAAAAATAAAAGTTATGAATTTTCAACATATTACAAACAAAAGAATGGTAATTTAAAATGGCAAATACCAATAGTAGAACCAATACAATTTGAAAATAAAAATATATTACCTATTGAACCTTATTTATTAGGTATTAGTCTTGGTGATGGATGTATACGTGAAACAAACGTGACGTTTGAATTACATAAAGATGATTTTGATGAAATTTTTAAAAATATCACATTAAATGAACAAAAATCAAGTGGAAATAAAAGAAAAGCATATATATATTTTGGTAAAATATTATCTGAACTTAAATTAAATAATACACGATCGCATACTAAATTTATACCTGACATTTATAAATATTCATCAATAGAAACCCGATTAGCGTTATTACAAGGGTTAATGGACACCGACGGCCATTGTATGAAAAGTGATGATAATATATTTAATGGTGCTATATATACATCTGTATCAGAACAATTAGCAGATGATGTTGCCGAAATAGTACAAACACTTGGCGGAATAGCTAGAAAATCTAGCCGAATTGGTTCTTACGTAAAAAACGGTGAAAGAATTAAATGTAAAATGGCTTTCAAGATAAATATAAAACTACCAGAAGGTATGAATCCATTTAGATTAAAAAGAAAAACTAATGAATATAATTCACCAAAAAAATATAAAACAGGAAGATATATAAAAAATATTGAAAAATGTGGAGAAGATGAAACCATATGTATAAGAGTCGATTCATCAGATCATTTATTTGTTGCTGAACATTGTATAGTGACTCACAATACAGGTTCATCAATTATAGCGTCAATAGAAAGTGGTGTTAAAAAAATATTGGTTGTTTGCCCAGCCTCGGTTAAAATAAATTGGAAAAGGGAAATTCAAATATATTCGGATAAAAAAATATTCATTGTTGATGGGAGAAAATGGCAACCAGGTTATGATATTTACATAATAAATTATGATATCATTAAAAATTTTCATACTACCGATAAATCAGAAGATAGTGAAGATTATCAAACAATAATGAATGAAAAATTTGAATTAGTAATTGTTGACGAAGCGCATAAATTATCAAACGCGGATACAATAAGAACAAAACTATTAAACGATATATTAGAAACAATACCTAAAGTTTGGTTATTAACTGGTACCCCAATGACTAACAGACCGATTAATTTCTTTAATTTACTTAAAATAATGCGATCACCACTGACATTAAATTGGCAATCATATGTTAAACGTTATTGTAAAGGATATCAATTTACACCTAAAAATTCAAATAGAAAAATTTGGAATACTAGCGGTGCCGCAAATTTGGATGAATTGAGAGAAAGAACAAAGCATTTAATTTTACGCCGTTTAAAATCTGAAGTTGCAAATCTTCCTGAAAAAATGATCAGTCCATTATTTTTGGAATTAAATAATACGTTTTACGATGATGAATTAGAAGAATTCATGCGAATAACTGAAGAAAATAAGACCAATGAATCCATTTCTGTAAGTATTCAACGTTTAACTAAAATTAGACAAATAATAGCGAGAGAAAAGATCCCATACACATGTGAAATTGTTGATAAATATTTAGGAGAAGGGAAGAAGGTGATTATATTTACCAATTTTACTGCTACTCTTAATGAATTACATACGATATATAAAAGAAATTCAGTTATTCTTGACGGTAGAATGTCGCCAAATAAAAGACAAGAAAGTATTGATAGGTTTCAAAATGACCCAAGTATTCATGTGTTTATTGGTAATTTAGAAGCGGCTGGAGCAGGTATTACATTAACTGCATCAGAGGTTACAATAATGAATGATTTATGTTTTGTACCAGCAAATCATTTACAAGCTGAAGATCGTAGTTTTAGAACTGGGCAAAAAAATAATGTGATTATTTATTATCCAGTGTTTGAAAACACTATCGAAATGATAGTTTATAACATTTTAAATCGGAAAAAGAAAAATATTGATAAAGTAATGGGAGATATGCCAGAAGATGAAGCATTTACTAAAGAATTGTTAGAAAATATAATAAAAAAAGGAGATTGATTCTCCTTTTTATTTTAAAACTGTTTCTTGTGACTCAAATTGTCGATACGATACGAAATTTTCTCCATATACGTCTTTACTTGGTATAATAATTTGAAAATTTATATATTTAAAGCGATTATCTACAATAATTTGTAATGAGTCATATCTTGAAGATATCGTATCGTTAACGGGGGCATAAATAATAAATTTATCAATTGGCGCGTTATTTTCGTATTCAGTAGATTTAATATATGATTTAATTTTTCTTGATATTAAAATTTTACCATTATCGTAACTCACGTTTATAGAATTTCCATTAAAATTAACATTAACGGGTTTGGAATAAAAAAAATCAAAAAAATACAATTCACCATCATCAGGTGTGGCGACTGACATTTGAGTTGCCTTGAATTTAATGGGAGTAATAACTTGGGAAAATCCCGAAATACTTAATATCGATAATAAAATAATAAATTTAATTGTTTTCATCTTATATTATTTGAATAATTTTTACAATAATTATTCTTTTTTTTGAATAAACAAAGAATTTATTATCAGTATTTTATGAACGTACGGTTTTTGTTGACGAACGTCAATTTTGAGTGACGAAAATTTTCATGGTTTTAAAATCATCTTGCATCGAAATGGTAATTTTATTATTTTCTTTCCAATTAACATATGCTCTACCATTTTCATCAACGACTTCAATTCTTGTACAATTTTTAATTTCTTTTTGTGGGTGTTTTTTGGTTAGTTTAATTTTTTTCATGATATTTTTGTTTTATTTTATTAAATTTCTGATCTAAACTTTTTTCTAAATTAACTTCGTCAATATCTCCAATTTGAACTTGGATTATATTATCAACATTTTTTATTGTATTTTTCTTTCCTTCGCTCGAAAAAGAAAATGTTAATTTTTCTTCGTTACAAAATTTTAAGATATTAATTAGCTTTTCTTGTAAAACTTGATATTTATTATCCATTTTATTATTTTTTAAACAAAAATACAAATATTTATTTAAAAAATAAATAATGTCGACAACAATTATATCAAAAGAAGATAAAGATAAACTTTATACCCAAATATATCATTTATTAGGCGCGCCTGTTAGAGGTGTTGAGTTGACGGATGATCAAATGGATACATTTTTAGAATTATCTGTTGCTGAATATGAACAATACGTAAATGATTGGCTTATAGAATCACAATGGTCAGCATTAGCTGGGCTTGATATTGATAACCAATCATTGACAAAAGCTTTTATAACAAGAAGTTTGGATTATGAATCCCAATATGCATACGCTTATTCAAAAATAGTTGGTCTGCAAGCACATGGTCCGTGGGAGATGAAAAAAGATTATATTCAATTAACTGGTGGAACGCAGATGTATATAATTCCCGCAGGGAGAGAAATAAATGAATTATTATGGTTTAGTAGAGCCGAACTAACTGACTCAATCGTTGATCCGTTCTTAGGCGGATTTGGTGGTTTAGGCGGTGTTGGGTTTGGTGGTGTCGGCGGATTTGCACAAGTTGGCTCAGCTGGGTCATATTTTCTACTACCTGCATATGATTTATTACTTAGAATGGGGGATAGAAATCTTAAAAATAGGTTAATTGGTGGTGATTTGACATATAGAATTACCGCTGGTCCAAATGGAACTAAAATCGTTCATCTATATAATGTTCCTGGGGGAAAATTTGATTTCGGATCGATTCAAAATCACACGAATGTTTGGTATTGGTATTATGAAACAAATGATCATGATACATGTTTAGATTATAATAAGGACATTGTTAAATTACCATCAGATGTTGCTACAACTCCGATAAAATGGGGAGATTTAAATACGCCTGCACAAAGTTGGGTTAGAAAATTTTTCTTAGCATATGCCAAAGAAGGTCTTGCCAGAATTTGGGGTAAATTTAGCGGCGATATTCAAGTGCCAGAAAGTAATATCAAAATGGATTATCAATCCTTACTCACAGAATCAAAAGATGAAAAATTTAAATTAATCGAAGAATTAAGATTGAGATTAGAAAGATTAAGACCAGACAAATTATTGGAAAGAAAAGCAAGTGAAGCGGAAAATTTAAATCGTGCATTAAAATTAAGACCTTTTCAATCACCATATAATGTAATTTAATCACTATGAAATTAATTTTAACTGAAGAACAATATAAACTGTGTTTATCACAAATATCTGAAGATGTTGGAGAAAAATATGCCGAAAAAGCATTTAATATAAAACCAGAATTTTCAGATTTTGAAACTAAATATCAAAAACATCAAGCTAATGAAAATAAAGATGAAATTATTTACAATAATGGAAATATAGTAATAATAAAAAATCCAAAATCATTAGAATATATTGGACCGTCAGTGAGAGGTATTATTGATAGAAAAGGTAATTTATATACAGAGCAAACATCAAAATGCATACATCGTAAATTAATAAAAATATTAGTGTCAAAAGGATTATTAAATTACGAAGACGATGAGTGGAGAGATGTATTACCAACTGAGTTTATTACTGTGCAAAGATATAATGACACAAATGAATATGAAGTTGGTGAATCACATTATCCAATGAGATCGACTGATGAAAGGGATAACTCATTATTATGGTGGGAAAAGATACCAAATTATGAAGATGCTAAACCAGTTTTTCAACGATTTATTGATTTAGCAAATAGGAAAAATCCACATATAAAATTCATAAATGAAATGACTAAGCTTAAATACCCAGTATAATGAAAGTAATATTAACAGAAAAACAATATAAAATGTGTTTATTGGAGGATGTTGGGGAAAAATATGCCGAAAAAGCATTTAATATAAAACCAGAATTTTCCGACTTTGAAGACCGATATCAAAAACATCAAGCAAAAGAAAATAGAGAAGAAATTATTTTTGATAATGGCGCAATAGTAATTATTAAAAATCCTAAATCATTAGACAATATTGGCCCTAGAGTAAGAGGTGTAGTTGATAAAGATGGAAATTTATACACAGAACAAAAGGCAAAGGTTATACATCATACAATTATAGAAATATTGAAAATGAAAGGTATATTAACTGCTAATTATAATGACTGGGCGTTGGAATTACCGACGGAGTTTATCACCGTTCAACGAAATAAAGGAACAAATGAATATGAAATCGGTGAATCGCATTATCCAATGAGGTTAACTTTTGAACGAAAAGGCAGAAAAATACGAGGTCATATATTATGGGACGATATACCTAGTTACGATTATTCCGAACCAATATTTAATAAATTTATACAAAAAGCAAATCAGAAAAATTCGCGCATAAAATTTATAAATAGATTAACACGAAATTGGGATTAAAATGAAAATAATATTAACTGAAAAACAATATAGAAGGTGTAATGGATTATTAGAAGATTATACAAACAGTTTAAAAGAAAAACAGTTACAAATTATTCTTCATAATAACCCAATGTTAGACAACCATCATACTGGTATTAGAAGTATTAATGACATACTAACGTTTGAAGAGGCAATAAATAGTGATGAATGGCGAGAATATGAAGAATATGATCCCGATTACACAAGAGAAATGGCAGAAGACGCTATAAATACGGGAAAAATCATTATATATAGTTCTTATCCAATTACACAAGGAGTATTTGTAACGCCATCCAAAATGGAGGCACAATCATATTCAGGAAATGGTAAAATATATGCAAAAACTGTTAATATAAATGATGTTGCGTGGATCGACCCAACACAAGGGCAATATGTCAATGTTAACATGAAACTAAATGAAACTACTGATATAAAATATTATTTAACTGAAGACTTCAAAACACAGAAATTAAAATACATCCAACAAGGATATTCTGAAGATATTGTTAATGATTACCTTAATAATTTTAGGGAAATAAAAGATAAAAAATATAAACAAGTATTTGATCCAATTAATGGCGTTGAGGTAAAAAATAGAATAGATGTTGATTCATATAAAGATTTTAAAACCCTGGAAATCGTTGTTGATTATGTAAAAGGGCAAGTTAATGTGAGTAATGCTACTATATCAAAAAATGACATAAAAACATCAGGAAAACCGATATATGAAGATGATAATGTTTTAATATATTATGCAGATTCATCACGAGCATGTGTTGAATATAAAGGTAGTATACCATATTCTTGGTGTATAGCAAGAAGTGATTCATCAAATATGTATAACACATATAGATATAGAGATCATGAACCAGCCTTTTATTTTGTAAAAATTAAAGATAGGGCAGAAAAAGAGTTAGATAACTGGGGAAATAATAAATTTAATGGAATATTTAAAGACCCATATCATTTTTTTGTTGTACAAACTAAGAAAAATGCAAATATAAATGACGAAAATAATAAACAATATTTTGTTACATCAGCAAATAATGATGGTGATAAAAATATGTCATGGAATGATATAATAAGTATAGAACCAAGATTATCCGATCTACAATATTTATTTATTCCGAAACCTTTATCTGACGAAGAAAAAAAAGACTATGAGATGTTTAAAAATGGTTTATCTGATGAAGAATATTGTAAATTATCATTTGAAAAAAAACAAAATTACATCAATATAAAATTAAAATTGACAGACAAACAATTTGAGTGCTCTCCAGATGATTTAAAAAAATTATATATAGGAATGGGTATTCCGTTATCAGATAAACAATACAACGCAATTAAAGATAATCCTCCCTTGATGAAGAGGTATCTTCAAATGTCAAATAGGCTTATTGAAGAAGCGAACAAAAGACCGAGTTTAATAAACGTAATTAAACCAAACCAATTTAAAATTGCTGATAAAATTTTATTGAAAACTTTTCTTAATAGATATTATAAAGAAAATATATACACTCAAGAAAACGGATTAGTAAAAATTACCGTTAATTATTTCTATTTTAATTTCATAAATAAAAATGGTGAGTTAATATTTGGAAATAATTGGATTGATTGGATTGGTGAATTTAAAAACGGATTTGCTAAAATATTGAATGATGAAGGGAAATATAATATTATAAGAACCAATTATGAATTAGTTTCGAATGTATGGTATAAAACAGTTATGGGATTTTTTGAAGGGTTTGCACGCATACAAAATGATAATGGTGAATGGAATTTAATGAATACAGAGGGAGAAATAATTTCCAAGATATGGTTTGAATGGGTATATGATTTTGATGATGGTGTATCAATGGGATATACTAATAATGACGTATATGAAATAAAAATAAACGGTGAAATAAATAAAATTACATGAAATTAATATTAACAGAAAGTCAATATAAAATAATAATTAGAGAATCAATAAATGATGAATATGATTATTATGAATTATTAAATCAGCTAACTTATGATATTTTTTTAGATATTCGAAATAAGAAAAAAATTATAATTTATAAAATTAACCCAATTCAATATAAAACAGCACTATCTGAATTTGTAAAATATGGGGAATTTTTTCGTTTTCCCTCACAAATAGTTTATAAATGGAAAAACATATGCTTGCGTAACACATTAATATTAAAAATAATGAATGATATGTATGGGCATTCAACAAGTTTTCCTTTTGATGAATTTTATGATGTTTTTGAAATACCAGAAGAAGAACATGATTATAAATGGGACGTAGCTATTGATATTTTAGGTGATAAATATAATATTGAAGAATATACACCAAAATTTAGTAATGGTCATGAATTAATTTCAGATTATGGTATGGAACCGTTGCTAAAATTAGCATTTGAATTAGTAAAACAAGATAACCCTAATGAAATTATTGTTACAATAAATAAAATGCTTGATATTTCACATCAAAGAAGTGATTTATCTGAATTATTTATTGAAGGTGGCGGCGGTGCGTTGGATATGATAACAAATAATTAATATTCATCATCATAATCTGGAATATCTTCAGTCCATTCTGGGTCTTTTTTATCCAACCATTGTATAACTAGATTATCGACTTTTACTCTAAATTCTCCATCATTTTTCACATTGGAGTCGGTTATAGCATTTTCGTAATAATCTGTATCTTCAACGTCTAAGTCCCATAAAATATCACCTAATGTTGTCATAACATAAGAACCGTCTCTATTAATTTTGATTTCAAATTTGTAAATATCTTTTGCTGGGAATGATTCGACGTCTTCATCGCCAGGATCAGATTGATTATATGGTGCTCTTGGGTCATCTTTTGCGCCAAGGGGATAGTCGCCAAGTTGTTCTAATATTGTTTTTTTTACGATTTTAGTTATTTCGTTTAATGATATTTTAACTACGTTCATGTTTTTATTTTAATATAAATAGTTCGTTCTTTTTGTTTTTTCGAAAAAAACGATTATATTTAGATTGAAACCTTTTTAAATATAAAAATGTCACAAGAAATTAGCCAAGAAGCGATTGAAAAATTTTTAAACGGTAATGATCCAGAGAAGTATATTACTAGCTTAGAGTATGAATATGCGGATAATTTCATCTATAAAATGATTCAAGATCCAGTTAAAGGTAAAATTATTCGTCGTGATAGTTTTACGGCGTTTTTGTGGTGTGGTGATTTAAACAAACTTAATTTTTATAAAAATGATAAACTCGTAATTCAACAAAAAATGATTGAATATGGGATTAGTATCATAAAATTAGAAACATATGATAATAAACGGCTTGAAAATGGGTTAAAATTCTTGGTTAAAACATCTAAAACATATTCAGATTTAATTAATTTTTTTAAAAAAGGTGGATTGGACCCATGGGGTGAAAAAGTAAAACAACATTTTCAAGTATTAAATCCTGTCGAACAATATTTGATTCAAAAAGGTAAGAGATTATTTAAAGGTTTCGAAAATTATGATGATATACACCGATTAGTATTTGACATCGAAACAACTGGATTAGATCCTGAAACATGTAAAATAATATTAATTGGTTTAAAAGATAATAGAGGATTTAAAAGAACTATTTCTGCATTGGGTGAAGATGGGGAACAGAAATGTATTGAAGAATTTTTTGAATGCCTCAGAGAAATTAAACCATCTATTATCGGCGGTTATAATTCCGCATCATTTGACTTTCCATTTATTATAAAACGTGCTGAAAAGCATAAAATGGACATTAGAAAAATGACTCAAATCTTATCAAATAAGCCAATTAAGAGAAAAGATGGTGTTCTTAAATTAGCGAGCGAAGTTGAAAGTTTTAATCAATTTCTTTTGTGGGGATTCAACGTCATTGACATAAGTCATTCTGTTCGTAGAGCACAAGCAATGAATTCGGAAATTAAAGGATGGGGATTAAAATATGTAACAAAATATTTGGAAAAAGAAAAACCAAATCGAGTATATGTTGATGGCGCATTCATATCTAAAATTTATTTAGAAGATAAAGATTATTATTATAATCCTAAAACAGGAAATTATAAAGAGGTTGGATCACCTGAAACAGAAAATCTAATGGAGAAATACCCAGGAAAATATGTAATATGGACGGGTAAACAAATAGTTGAACAATATTTAGATGACGACTTATATGAAACAATGGTAGTTGATGAATCTTTCGGTTTATCAACATTCTTATTGTCTAAATTAATGCCAACATCATTTGAAAGAATATCAACAATGGGCACAGCCTCATTATGGAAAATGATCATGCTCGAATGGTCGTATCAAAATAAATTATCAATACCGCACAAAGATGAAAGGCGCAACATAACTGGCGGTTTATCCCGATTGGTTAATGCTGGATTTGCAAAAAATATTGTAAAATTTGACTTTCGATCTCTTTATCCATCGATTGACTTATTATATGGGTTATTTCCAGATTGTGATGTTACAGGTGCATTAAAATATATGTTAAAATATTTTAGAGATACTCGTATTAATTATAAAGAATTAATGGGGTTATTAAAAGAAACTGACCCAGTTATGTCTGAAATGTATGATAGAAAACAATTACCTATTAAGATATTTATTAATGCATTTTTCGGCTCATTATCAGCGCCACATGTATTTCCATGGGCAGAAATGGATCTTGGTGAAATGACAACTTGTATAGGTAGACAAAGTTTGAGACAAATGTTGATGTTTTATGAAAAAAAGAATTATAAACCACTTGTAATGGATAGTGTGGAATATGATACGCCAGTTTATTTAAAAGACAGAGATGAAAATATGGTTATTCTACCCATTTGTGATTTATATGATGAAAATTCGTTATTTAAATGTCCAGAAGGTTTAAGGGATTTTTCAAAAAAGAATTATTCAATATTAACAAAAAACGGTTGGAAGGAAATAATTTATGTTTATAAGCATGAAACAAATAAACCAATACATAAATTAACAACAAAAGATAGATTAGTTTGTTGTACTTCAGATCATTCTGTATTTCAAAATTATGAACAAATTAAACCAACAGAATTAAATAGGGGAGATGCTATCAATATAGTAGAAATCCCTAAATTAAAAAACGAAAATGTTATATCAAAGGATAAATCAAAATTGATTGGGTTTTTCATTGGTGATGGTTCATGTTATTATAAAAAAAGAAAACAAACTCGCGGTAAATATTCATATAATGCATACGGCGGCGGATTTGAATTAAACAATAGTCGTATTGAAATATTAGAAGAGTTTCAAAAAATATTAAAAAATGAATACAATATAGATTCTAAAATAAATGATTGTTTAAAGAGTTCATCTGTATATAAATTAGAAACAGCAAATGCGGAATTATGTAAATGGTTTAGTAAAAATTGTTATACTAGTTATAGGCAAAAAATGATACCATTTGAAATATTGAATTCATCTCCTGAAATATTAACATCTTTCATGGAAGGTTTCTATCTTGCTGACGGCTGGGGGGATGATTTTAATATACCTACTGATATTACACAAAAATCAAAAGTTTGCGTTGCTGGGTTGACTTATATTTTAAAAACATTGGGGGTCGATTATAAAATTAATATTCGTAAAGATAAACCGAATATTCAATCATTAATTATGGGCACAAGTCGTAATAACAAATATTATAAGATTAATTCTGATAAAAGCAAACGTCGGTCTGATGAAATTTGGAGTAATGTTGTTTTAACAAATAATAATAGATTTGTTTTTGATATATCAACAGAAGATGGAACTTTTGTTGGCGGTATTGGTGGTATATTATTAAAAAATACTGACGGCGTTAATTTTGAAATTCCTGAAGATGTTGAAACGCATATATATGTTGGTAAAGGCTTATGTGATTTAGTAAAAGAAGGTAAAGAATATAAAGGAATTGAGGCCGATACTGCAGAATTTAATGACTTATTTATGCGTGATGAAATGGGATTAGATATTGATTATATTGCAATATCTTGTATTAATTTATCACGTAAGAATTACATCATAAAGATGGAAAAGAAAGGTAAAACAATAATTAAATTAACTGGTAATAGCATAAAATCAAAGAAAATTGCGCAATATATTTCAGAATTTTTTGATGAAGCATTAGTTTATTTATTAGATGATGATGGGCATAAATTTTTGTCTTTATACTATGAAACAATACAAAAGATATACGATAAAAAGATTCCATTAATTAAAATAGCTAATCGTTCAAAAGTAAAAATGTCGGTCGATGATTATAAAAAATATATCAAAAAGAAAACAAAATCTGGCGCTGATATGTCAAGACAAGCGCATATGGAACTTATCATGCAAAATAAATATCTTGCTTCTCTTGGCGAAACAATTTATTATGTAAATAATGGTAAAAAAGCTAGCGATGGTGACGTTAAAAAAGTAATGAAATGGGAAGGTCCAGCAAAGAAAAAAGATCGTCTTGTATGGGAAGAACAAAATGGTAGACCGATGCAGAAAATATTGGATAAAATTGAAATTAACGCATATATGCTTGACGCAAAAGAATTGGAACAAAATCCAGATAAAATTGGCGAATATAATGTTGATAAATATATCGCAGCATTTAATAAAAAGTG